ATTCAGGAGTACAAAAACCAAAGCGAAATTATTCAAGCCGAGAACAAAGCGGAAAAAGATTTTAAAGCCAAGTACGGTGAGAAAGAGTGGGCAAAGGTGCTTGAGTTAAAAGTGGTGGTTGAACGAGAACGCAAGGAAAATCAATCTCATTACGGGCATAAATTAAAGGATGTTCAAAGGGTTCAAATGTATTGTTGGATTGCTGCTTTTATCGTCACCTGTCTTTTGTATTACTTTCACCTTGTATGACGCTCTATTGGTTCGTGGTGTTCTTAATAGAACTTGGTTTATGGAGTCAGATTGCCTTTTTGCATTGGGAAATCAAACAATTGCAGCAGACAAAAAAGCCAATCCGATTTAAAATTACTAGAACTATTACCGAAGAACGAACCAAAAAGGACATTGTACGTGGATGATGAAGTGTTTAAATGGTGGACTATCTTTGCATTAGTTTGTATGATGTTAATTATACTTTTAAAGGATTGATATGGGTTGGTTAGATACGATTGAAAAATTAGCTCCTACCGTTGCTTCTGCTTTAGGTAGTCCGGTTGCGGGGATGGCAGTTTCTGCGCTTGAATCTGCGTTAGGAATGAGCGGCGATGATATTCAAAAAACAGTTGAAGAGAACAAATTAACTGGTGAGCAAGTTGCTGCTATCCAAGCTGCTGAGATTAATCTTAAAGCGCAAGCACAACAGTTAGGTCTTAACTTTGAAACATTGGCGGTGCAGGACCGTAAATCAGCTAGAGATATGCAAGCGCAAACCAAATCAATTATTCCAGGCGTATTAGCTATTGGCGTAACTATTGGATTTTTTGCGATACTTGTTGGCTTAATGACTGATAGCGTTACAAAATCAGATGCGCTGCTGTTGATGCTCGGATCTCTTGGAACCGCATGGACAGCTATAGTAAGTTTTTATTTTGGTTCTAACCACACTAGTCAGGATAAAGATACCATGTTATATAACTCTCAACCGGCAAATAAATGAACGAAGAACAATTAATTAAATTAGGTATTGATATAAAGTGGTTGCAGCCTTTACAAGATGTGATGGATAAGTATGAGATTAATACACCCAAGAGACAAGCCGCATTTATTGGGCAGTGTATGCACGAATCTAATAATTTTAAAACAATTGAAGAAAATCTCCATTACAGCCCAGAACGGTTATCACAAGTTTTTCCAAGTAGATTTCCAGACGTTGAGGTAGCGAAGAAATTTAATACACCTGAGTTAATTGCTAACCGTATTTATAGTGGGCGCATGGGAAATATGGAAGAAGGAGATGGTTGGAAATATCATGGGCGCGGTCTAATTCAATTGACTGGGCGTGATAATTACGCTTTTTTTACAAACGCTACTAAAGTAAATGCATTAGATAATCCAGATCTATTATTACAACCTGAATACGCGTGTTTATCTGCTGGATGGTTTTGGAATAAACGTACGCTAAATATATGCGCCGATGCAGATGATTATAAAACGCTAACTCAAAGAATTAATGGTGGACAGATCGGTTATGACGATAGAGTTAAAAACATTAAATTAGTATTATCTGTTTTAGGATAAATTATGCCGTTAACAAAATTACAGTTTAGACCAGGCGTTAATCGAGAAGGTACTGATTACTCTAACGAGGGTGGCTGGTATGACTGTGACAAAATTCGTTTCCGTTCTGGATTTCCTGAAAAAATTGGTGGATGGGGACAAGTAAGCGCAAATCAATTTTTAGGTATCTGTCGTAATTTATGGAATTGGGTGGACTCATCTGGCAATAACTTTATTGGTGTTGGAACAAATGTAAAATATTACATTTATACTGGTGGTTCTTATAATGATATTACGCCGGTTTATGCAACGTCAACAAGTGCTACTTTAACAACAAATGGCACAACAACAGTAACCGTAACCGATAGTACATATAGCCCAAGCGTTGGAGATTACTTCTTTTTTGGTGGGGCATATACGATTGGTGGGTATATATTTACTGGTGAGTATGTAATTACAGCAATTAACCCATCAACCAATACATATCAATTTGTTATTCCTACGACCGCTTCTTCAGATAGCGGAACAGTAACAATTAAGTATGAATATCCAACAGGAAGCTCTATATATACTGTAGGTACGGGGTGGGGCGCTGGACCATATGGGGGATTTTACGGTACGGGAAGTTCTCAAAATACGGGATGGGGTAGCGCCGCAACGTTTGGTGTTGGTATTCAATTACGGCTTTGGTCGTCAGATAATTATGGTCAAGACCTTGCGCTTGCTCCTAGAGGTGGTCCAGTTTATTATTGGCAAGATGTTAACGGTGTTGGTACTAGAGCGGTTACATTAGCAAGTCTATCTAGTAACCCAACATATGTACCAAACAACACATATCAAGTATTGACAGCTCCAATTCAACAGTTTTTAATTTGTTTTGGTGCTAATTCATATATTCCAGGAACCCCCAATACTCCGTTTAATCCTTTATTAGTTCGATGGTCTAATCAAGCAGATCCTACTAATTGGGTTCCTACGTTAACTAACCAATCTGGAGAATTTCCATTAAGTAATGGGTCGCAAATTATTGGCGCCCGATCAACCCGACAAGAGACATTAGTTTGGACCGATACTGCTTTATATTCTATGCAATACATTGGTACACCTTATATTTGGGGATTCCAGATTTTAATGGACAACATATCAATTATGTCGCCTAACGCAATGATTACGGTAAACAACGTAACTTATTGGATGGGTACAAGTAAGTTTTATATTTATTCTGGAACGGTACAGACTTTACCATGTTCTGTTCGTCAGTATTTGTTCGGTAATTTAAATACAGATCAATCATTCCAAGTATTTGCTGGTGCAAATGAAGGATATAACGAAGTATGGTGGTTTTATTGTTCTAAAAATTCGACACAAATAGATTCCTACGTTATTTATAATTATCTAGACCAAGTATGGTATTACGGTAGTTTGGGTCGAACTGCGTGGATACAGAACGGTATTGAAAAATACCCTGTTGCCGCTGATTATAATGGTCGGTTATTAAACCATGAGTTTGGTGTAGATGATAACTCTACAAGCGTAACATTACCAATTGATGCTTATATACAATCTTCGGACTTTGATATAGGAGATGGGCATAATTTTGGTTTTGTTTGGAGAATACTTCCTGACGTAAACTTTAACGGGTCAAACGTAAATGCGCCATCTGTTACCATGACCGTAAAACCTAGACAAAACTCAGGTACGCCATACGGAGCGGCGGATAATCCAGCAGTAACCAGCTCCAATAATTATGGCTATTCAAGCGTGTATAATGTTCAGCAATTTACAGGACAGGTATATACAAGATTGCGCGGACGGCAAATGGCATTTAGAATTGAATCTACCGGTATAGGCGTTAGTTGGCAATTGGGTAGTCCGAGAATTGACATCAGACCTGATGGACGTAGGTGACATGGCTACTACACCCAAACAAATTACGTTATTATCACCAACGCCCCCGAACCTACCGATTGCGCCGGTTACGTATAGTCAACAGTATCAAGATCAGATAGCAAACGTATTACGGCTATATTTTAATCAATTAAATAACTTTACGAGTGGAGTAATTGTTCCGCCAAGTGGTACAACTACAAATAGACCAACAGTAAAACTTCAGGTTGGACAGTATTATTTTGATACAACTCTTGGTATTCCAATATATTGGAACGGTTCTAATTGGATAAATTCTACTGGGACGGTAGTTTAATGGTAAAATCACATTATCTATAAGGAGAATTTATGTCAGGTGGCGGCGGAATAGGACAATTACTACCATTAGCTCTAGGAATTGGTGCCACAATTGCCACTGGCGGTGCGGCAGCTCCAATGTTAGGCGAGGCTTTAGGTGCAGAAGCAGGAACAGTTGGGGCATCTATGTTGGGTGCCGGAGCTTTAGGCGTTGGCTCAAGTGCATTAGGTGGATTAATGCAGGGGCAGAGTGGCTCAGATATTTTAAAAAATTCCCTATTAAGTGGTGTGTTAGGTGCTGGTACAGCGGGAGTAATGGGGTCGGCTGGTAATCTTCCTGTGTCAGATGGTTCTGGTTCGCCTATTGATACTGCCCCAACATATACAAATGGCGCCCCTCAGACAGCTTCTTTTGATGCCAGCGGCAATATAGATCAATTAAATCCAAATGCTTGGGGCAGTGAAAATGCACCCACATCTAATGCTGTAGCTGACAATAATATTGTGCCAAAAACTACCGCAACGGATAAATTGTCTAATTTTTTAAAAAATCCTTATGATTATGAACAAGCATCAAATATGCAAAAATTTGCACCAATAGTTGCAGGTCAATTAGGTACAATGTTTAATCAACCAACATTAACTGGGATAACACAGCCACAATATACTGGTCCATTAAGTTTATATAAATTTGATCCTAACCGTTATCAGCCAGTAATGTCGCCAGCTTTTGGATATGGTCCAACAAGCAATATGGCAGAAGGTGGTATTGCAGCATTAGCGATGGGTGGTCAGCCGGGTCAAAATTATCCAATGGCTCAACAAGATCATACAGTATTTGCAACACCTAACCAGATGCCAACAAGCGCAATGGCGGTGCGTAACTTTGAACCAGCGACTAATCCATTAACAGGTGATACAACACAACCAATGGCTATGGGTGGTATTGCAAGCATTCCTAGATACAATGGTCAGCAAGAAAGTCAAGTTACAGACCCGAATTATGAAGCATATATTAATCAAATGTTTGCTAAAAACTTAAATAATTTGCCGCAGGATATGTATCCAATGAGTAATCCTCATGCAATGGCTTCTGGCGGCGTATCTAATTTAGGTTCTTACTCTGACGGCGGTAGATTGCTTAAAGGTCCTGGTGATGGTATGAGTGATAACATTCCAGCAACAATTTCTAACAAACAACCTGCAAGATTAGCAGATGGTGAATTTGTGGTTCCGGCAGATGTAGTATCTCATTTAGGTAATGGATCTACAGATGCTGGTGCAAAGCACTTATATGCAATGATGGATCATGTACGTAAAGCTAGAACAGGAAACCCTAAACAGGGTAAACAAATTAACGCAAGTAAATTTTTACCTGCATAGGAGATAGTATGGCTGGTGGCGGACAAAATTCTAGTGGATCACCAAATTATCAAGGGAGTGGTAATGGATCAGTATATGGCGGTATGCC